AAGTAAGAAGTGAAGATGAAGAATTCGCTAAGGAGTGGGACCAAGCGCTTGAAGCAGGCATGGACCGTCTGGAAGATGAGGCTATACGCCGGGGTGCGGAGGGTGTAGAAGAGCCCGTTTTCTACCGTGGCGACATTGTAGGATATAAACTTAACTATAGCGATCAGCTGCTCATGTTTATGCTGAAAGCGGGCCGGCCTGATAAATTTGCAGAACGTAAGAAAATAGAAGGCCATATAGATGGTAAAATAGGTGTCGCTCTGCTACCCATGACGGCCCCTAGCATGGAAGACTGGGAGCGAGCTGCGCTTGAAATACATGATGCGCAGCGGCTGTCTAAAATAGCAGCAGTCGATGCTGAATTTGAAGAAGTGAATCGTGGATCTAAGCAGGTGGTCAGGGTTTAATGGTAGTAAAAACAAAACTTAAAGCAGCGTGGCGTGAAAATTTTATGCGCAATTTGAAGCAGGGCCGCACTTTGACGGCTACGGCTAGGCTTGTGGGCGTAGGCCGCGCTAAGATTCATCAAGAATGCCGTAGAGATCCAGCTTTTCAGGAAGAGGTAGAGGAAGTTCTGGGCCACCCTATAGATAGCAGCATGCGTAATAAGTGGTAAATTGAGGGTGCCGGCTTGACAGTTTGATCAGATTAACTCATTATCTGATTGATTTAGCGCTATCGGGAAGATAGCGAAATCTAAGGAGGTAGAAAATAGACGATGCCAGATTTTAATTTTAACACCAATCAAACCGTGGAAAGCCTTGATAAGGTTCCTGAAAAATTTAGAAGCGTTTACGAGCAGATAGCCGAAGGCGATGATGCGGGTAAGTACGCTATATCTGCATCTGCTAAGGCGTTGGCTGAGGCATATGATGGTACGTCTTCTGCACTGGATAAGGCCCGTGCAGATAAGAAAAAAGCTAGTGATGAATCCGCTTCTCGCCGGGTTACCCAGAAACGGGTTGAGGAGTTTATTCGAGAGCAGCTAGGCGTTGAGGATATCGACGAGGAAGATCCTATTAACACTCTCCAAGATCAAGTGCGTAACTTGATGGAGAATGCTAAAAATGGTAAAGAACTAAAAATTAATCTTGATAAGATGAAGGCCGATTTTCAAAAAAAGCAAGATGAGGCTGTTTCAGCTAAAGATCAAGAAATTTCTAAGTTACGGGGCGACCTTTTTCAAACTAAGGTTAGCGATGTAGGCGCGCGGTCTATTAGCGCTGAAAAGGGCTCTCCTGAGTTGTTACTTCCCATCGTAGAAAAACAATGCAAAGTCATTGAGGATGATGGTAAATACGTTGTTCGCGTTATTGATGAGCAGGGTGATTTTAGAAGTGATGGCAAAGGTGGATGGATGACGGTTTCTGATCTAGTTAAAGAGATGAAATCTGATTCCAGATATGCGCAGGCTTTTGAGAGTGAGGCTCCAAGCGGATCTGGCTCTAGGCCCGGATCAGGTGGCTTGCCGCCTGGCTCGACTAGGAAATCAGGTGGAGATAAATCGTCTATCGATAAGATTCGCGCTGGTTTGGCAAAACGAAGCGCATAAAATTAACTATTTTTATTAAAGGGGGTTGACAGACCCCCTTAATAGTTCGTAAATGACCAAGTATGTTCTTCGGCACGAAGCTTTGTCTTCGTGAGGATAAGGGCCTTCTTTGGGTGATCCTGAGCGGGGCCGATCAGAAAGGCGGCGAGAGTCGCGCCTCTGGGCCGGTATTCCGAAATTGATCACCAGACCAAGGAGGGTCTTAAAAATGGCTTCTGTTACTCTTGCTGAATCAGCTAAACTGGCTCAAGACGAGCTCATTGCGGGCGTGATTGAGGATGTTATCACCGTTAACCGCATGTTTGAGGTGCTTCCTTTTGACGGAATTGATGGCAACGCTCTCGCGTATAACCGAGAAAACGTGCTCGGTGACGTAGATGTTGAAGGCGTAGGCGACACTATCGGCGGTAAAGCTGCGGCTACTTTCACTCAAGTAACTTCTAGCCTGACCACGATTATCGGTGACGCCGAGGTTAATGGTTTGATTCAAGCCACGCGCTCTAGCGACGGCAACGATCAAACGGCTGTTCAGATTGCTTCTAAAGCTAAGTCTGCGGGCCGCAAGTACCAAGATATGCTTATCAATGGTACTGGTTCTAGCAACCAGTTTAACGGTCTTATAAACCTCTGCGCCTCTGGCCAGACGGTAAATACCGGCGCCAACGGTTCCGCGCTTAGTTTCGAGATTATGGACGAACTTATGGACTTGGTGGTCGATAAGGACGGTCAGGTGGACTATTTTGCCTTTCATGCTCGAACTCTACGTTCCTATATGACTCTGCTTCGGGGTCTGGGCGGCGCATCCATCGGTGACGTGGTTGAGCTGCCAAGCGGTGCAGAAGTGCCGGCCTATCGCGGGGTTCCTATTTTCAGGAATGACTATATTCCGATTACGCAGACCAAGGGCGGTTCTTCTAATACGTCTACTATTTTTGCCGGCACACTGGATGACGGATCTCGTCAGCACGGTATCGCAGGTCTCACGGCTGAGCGTATGGCTGGCATTAACGTGGTAGACGTTGGTGAATCTGAAACCAAAGACGAGCGAATCTGGCGAGTGAAGTGGTATTGCGGCCTTGCTCTTTTCTCCGAAAAAGGTCTGGCTTGCGCTGATGGCATCACCAACTAATTAGTTGAGAGCGAGCTTAGGCTCGCTCTTTCACCTTAAGAATTTGTTAGTTACTTAGGAGGCCTGATATGGCTGTTGATCTTCATCTACTGGAACGTGTCGCTGATGACGGCGATAATGATGTCCGTGACGGCGTGCGCGCCATGATTGTGGCAATTAACGATGCTACAGACACTACCGATGCCGCCGTAAGAGCCCGAGGCGCTACGCTGCTCAACGCTAACGGTTTCAACGTTCCCTCAGACTATTTTACGTCTAATCGTCAGATTGCAGCCGGTGACCAATCCCTTGTGTTCGATGCGGCTGGAGATTTTGCGGTTTTCGGACGTGGTGGTAAGCTCGCTGAAGTTATTGCGTAAGGAGAACCAAGGATGGCTGCTTTTTTAGTTACACTTCCAGCTGACGCTAGGTTCACGCTACCCAGTGGAGTCACTGATTTGGTTGTTTTTGCGGGCTCGGCTGCAGAGGCTAAAGACGTGGCTAAGTCTCATTTTGACGGCGATAGTGATGCTGCTTGGGCTTCTGCTACGGCTACAGAAATCACAGCGGCCTCTGATTTTTCAGATTATAGGCTGCGGGTTGCGGTGCTGGATGCTGATCCGCTTATTGAAATCGAGGCGCAACCTAGCGGCATCGCGGTTACTGCCGGTGCCATAGGCGCAGGGGGTACGGGTTATTCTGCTGATGATGTCGTTACACTAGGCGGGGGTACGTCTAGTCGCGCGGCTACGTTCCGGGTTACCAGCGAAAGCGGCGGTGTTGTAGACGGCATAGAGCTAGTGGATCCGGGTGAATACTCCGTGGCGCCTGCTGCTTCGGCCCAAGCCACCACAGGCGGCGGAGGCTCTGGTCTCACCATTACGCCGACTAGCTCGGCTAACGCGGTTGAGAGTCTTTATGCAAACGCAGTTAGCTTGCTCAATGCCACCGCTATCGACGGTGCAGCTATGGACATGGGCGCCGGATCTAATCCTCTGCTCACTATCGCCTCGGGCGGTGGCGGTGACGACTTGGGCGATCTGCAGGTAGAAGTAGAAATGCTGCGAGTTGTGGGCGCCAATAAGACACCTATTGCTGGTATGGTAGGCACAGTAACAGACGAAGGATCATCTAGTGATCCGTTGACCGTGGCGTTTCCGGCTTCTCAAGTAGCGGGTCAAGTTTTAGCGGCTCTTAAGGCATAGCTATTGTAATTCTAGGTGTTATGTGGTATGCGAACAGCTAACATATAACACCCAGGAGGTCAGGCGATGTCACAAGTAAGGATGCACAGACTCATTCTCACAGGCCCTTATGCAGGCAAAACTATCAAACTAAATGGTTGTACTTTTGAAAAGGGTGTGCTTGAGCTAAGAGGTAAGGCGGAGGCCGTAGAGGGTCTAGTGACTTATATGGGCCGGTCATACCAAGCCTATCTCGAAGGTTCTGATGAGCTCAAAGCTGCACAAAAACGAGACGCCGAACGGTTGGAGAAAGTCAATGGCGAGCGTGATAATTCAAGGTCGATTCAGCCAGAAAAGGGGTCAGACCCGGGCAAAGGCCAAGTTCAGCCGGAAGGGCAAGGGACTGCCTCGCAAACCAACAACGGTAGGAGCGGAGCAGTTAAAACTGAGAAAGGGTCCGAAGGGGGCGTTTCCAGTGGGGACGGACACGAGAACGCCGGGCTTTCCCAGGCAGCGGGCGGGCAGAACAGGTCTCTCCCAGAGACGACCGACTTAGCGCTTCAAAAAGCTGTACTAGCGCTTGATTCTAAAAATAATGAGCACTGGACAACCGGAGGCAAGCCAGCCATATCTGCTGTAGAGCAGGCTTATGGTTCTACGGGTATAACCCGCAAGGATATCAACGCTGTTGCCCCAGGGTGGGACAGGGCTAAAGCTAAAGAAGCTTCGGAGCTTGCAGAAATAAACGGGTAGGTGTTTAATGGTTAGAAGTAGAATACCCGCTCCCAATACTTTAGAGGGCTTGGTGCGGCAGTCCGGGCCCATGCAAGGTGGTTTTCCAGTTACTCCTGACGACGATCTAGAATTTCAGGAGACGACTAGAGTTTTGTACGTAGGAACCACCGGTAATATAAAACTTCAGATGATCAATGGTGACGTTATACTGCGCGCTTTCGAGCAGGGATACCATCCATTAGCAGTTAAGAAAGTGTTCTCTACTGGGACTACGGCTTCTAACATATGGGGGCACTATTAATGGCCACACTAACCGGTAACATATTCAGCACTTTTCTGAATTTTAATCCCATAATAGGGATATTTAAAAATATCATCGGGGTCGGCGGTAACGGCGGATATCTTAGATCCGGGTCAACTAACATGTTCTACCTGAGGCCAGACGGCAGCTACTATGTGAGGCCGTAATATGGCTAACGCCACTTTTAAACAGGTATATGACGCTAATGCGTTTTTGACTATTGCGGACACTGATATATTTCCAGCAGTAAGGTCGCCATACGGCTCTGGGGATGACGGTGGAATAGACGGCGCCGCTGTCAAGGAGGCTATCCGTGACACCGTGGCGGCATTCGTCGTCAATGGGTCTAATATATCTGTTACGCATGATGATATTTCCGACACGTTAACGATAGCTTATACTGGGACCGAGTATACTGACGCTGATGCGCGTGCTGCGGTGGAGAGCGGCGTCAATAATTTAGGCTTTTCAGCTAGCCCAACAGTTACGCCCAATGAAGGTGATCTCTGGTATGATGGGATCGTTAATCACTGTCTTCAATTTCAAGATGATGAAACTGATAGTACGCTTCAGATAGGCCAAGAAAGCTGGTTGCGCGCATATAATGACAGCGGGGCCCAAATAGATAATGGGAAAGTAGTCTACGCCTCAGGAACTGACACTTCTGAGAACGGCAGGCTTGAAATAGCCCTGGCGCGAGCTAATGCTGAGAATACTTCGGCGGTCTTAGGACTTGCGACTCATGACATAGCTAACGGGTCTGTTGGTCGTGTAGTTCAATTTGGCTACGCCGATGGCATAGACACCTCTAGTTTTACCGCTAATGAAGCGCTATACTTGTCTCCTGATACGGCCGGTGAGTTAACTAATGTGCGTCCGCAGTCGCCTAATGTTCCTGTTTATATAGGGCGTGTAGTGAGTGTAGGAGTCAGCGGGCGCATATTCATTACAGCTTTGGGTAATACATCGGGAGATAACCCGGTTACTAATGCCAGCGAAGTCACGGTTCCGGCTCGTAAAGGCACAGCGGGCACTATCAATAAAGGTCAGCCGGTCTACATAACCGGATATAATGTTGGGCAGGACGCAGTAGAGGTAGAATTAGCCGCCGCTAATGCTTCATCTACTATGCCGGCCATAGGGATATCTAACGATTCTATAACTAACGCCGCTACGGGAAATGTTGTGCTGTCTGGTCGGGTTGCCGGCATAGATACGTCTTCATGGGCCGTTAACGATACGCTGTACGTGTCTACAACATCTGGAGTATTGACTAATACGAAGCCTGTTGGATCAGCTCAAGTGCAGGCTGTGGCTAGGGTAGAGAGAGTAAACGCTTCTAATGGCATAATACAGGTTATAGGCGCAGGACGGGTTAATGATGTTCCTAATTTTT